CCTTGTACCCAGGGTCCAGCTCACGTCTGAAGGCGCTGGCATCCGTGAAGCAGTGCCACACATCACCCAGCTCACAGCCCATCAGCTCACACCAGTCCTTGAGTTGCTGCCAGTACATCTCCCTGGCATCACCCAATTCGCTGTGCCTGGTCCAGACATCAGGGCTCAGCTCAATCTCAACCTCTGTTGCGGACATCGCCCGGAACAGAAGCATGTCGGCGTCTAGGAGAATCCTCATTGGGCCAGGGTGCGGATGATCTTTTGAGCGCGGGGTGCGTCCGCGATCTTCTTCTTCTTGGGTGTAGCGATCACCTCAATCACCTCAGGGATGGTGTTCCTGCCACGGTCAGCCTTGACCCACCGGACATTCACCAGTTCCTCTGTGGTCTGCCTGGTGTAGAACCGGTGGCCGCAGTATTCACAGTGGCGACGACGGATCACATGCTCCGCTTCGCTTTCCAACTTGGTCAGAATCACCTTGGTGATCCAAGCCCCGCAGTTTGGACAGTCGGGGCTATTCGCATTCAGAGGCATCCTCTAGTTCGTCCGTTGCTAGTTGATCAATGAAATCCCAGATGGGGTCATTCATAGGAAGCCCCATCTCCATGAACCAATGGGCCATGTCACCGAGGCAATAGAACGCCTCGGACTTCCCATCACCGACAGCACCTACATACACAGGAGGTTCGTCAAAGCGGTAGAAACATTGGAGCTTGGCTGTGTCACTCAGCCAGTGGCTTTCCCTCATTGGCATGGCGTCGTAGACGGTCAGCGACATCCAGAACCGTTCGATAGCTGAGTGGAGCCATCGTCTTATCTGGAGCCCACCGTTCAATTTCGTTTGCCAGTTCCACAAATACCTGCTGCATACGATGAAGGGATTCCAACTCGTAGCGCGAATCGGGAAACCAGTAGACATCAGTGCACCGTTGGATCAGAAGACCGGTGGCGGATGGCGTCTCGGATGGATGCAACGGCTGCGGCGTATCCGTTCCAGAAGCCTTTGGCGTAGATGGTTGGGACTGTGGTGTCTTGTTCTTTGGTGCTTTGTTCGTTGAAGTTTTGGACGCCATGTTTGTAGTAGCTGTTGAGTGTGCGAGCGGAGATGGTGTAGTCACCATCGGGGAGGTCAGTCCCGTAGATGTACTCAGTCATGTCAGAACGCCACAGGTGTTTCGATGAAGGTGCAGGTAGCTGGTCTGTACTCCAGCTTGCACATCTCGCCTAGTTCACCTTTGACTCTGTTCTTCTTCAGCCAACAGTGAGTGGTGTTGGCTTCAGCTTTATCCTCTGAGCGAGGATTCCGCTGCAACATGACTACGAAATCTGGGATCTGGGCTAGGGAATGAGATCCTCGTAGTTCGGCAAGCGTTGGTTCACCGCCTTCTTCGTGCGGCTTGCCAATGCCGCCCGATCTCGACAGGTGGCAGACGACCAGCATCGTGAAGTTGAGGTCCATGCAGAGCGTCTTGAGATCTTTGATGCAGCGATCAATAGCCCGCCGCTGATCAGTAGCAAGGGAAATACCATCAGCTAACAATGAGAAGTGATCAAGCACAACGACGGAGCATCGCTCAGCCAACACATAATGTTTAACGGTGGCAACAAAAGAGTCAAAGTCATCGCTGCCGAACTTATCCAATAGATACAGGTGGGAGCCGAAGTCATCCAACGCTGTCTTGATCTCATCCGGGTCACGCTCCGCTCGCTTCTCCGGGGTGTCCAGGTGCAGCGGCTGTCGCATGTGCTCTGACAACATCCGCTCCAGGCTGGTTTCACAGCTCTCCTCCAGGCCGATGTAGGCCACGTTGGTGCCGCGCTTACACAGGTCCAGAGCAATGCTGCGGGTGAACAGCGACTTGCCGATCCCCGTACCACCGCTGATCATCACCAGTTGACCGGGCTTCATGCCCTCAGTCATGCGGTTCCACCCTTCCCAGGGATAGGGCAGGCCGAAGCGATGCTCTGGCTTGAGCACCTTGCTGAGTAGATCGGGTGCATGGACGATCGCCTCTGGTCTCTGCCGCTTGGCATTGGCCATCGCTTCGAGGATGGCGTTGTAGTCACCCTGTTGCCATGCCTCATTGGCATCCTTGTAGGGGAAGGCTCCGACCACAGCAGCAGTAGGGCCAACCAGTTCGGCAATAGCAGCAGCAGCCTGACGACCGGGTTCGTCCATGTCCATGAAGACAACGACCCGTTTGAACCCAAGGATCCAACCGAGTTGATCCGTGCAGGCTTTCTTGGCTGACTGGGCACCGTCCGGGATAGAGGCAACGACGAACTTGGATTTGTGGCGGTGCTTGTACATGCACTCATAGACCGACATGGCGTCGATCTCTCCCTCGGTCAACACGAGGGTCCCTTCGCTGCCCAGGTGCTGGCCGTACAGCTGGATCTTCTGACCCTTCTGTCGCCCTAACCAGGCGAATTGCTTCTCGCCATAGCGGATGTGTTGAGCAACAGTCAGTCCGTTCTCGTCGCGGTAGTTAGCGACCTGAGCGGTCTGTCCTTTGTATGCCGTGGCGTCGTAGTCATACATGCGGCAGGTGCGCTCGCTGATGCCACGAGTGGGCAGGCCCGCTGGCTTGCCTTTGAGGAGTGATTGCTTGACTGCAACGGTGTCAGTTCTGGGTAAGGAGGCGAGGAGTTGCAGTGGTGTTTTGGTCATGGACTTCCAAGGTTTTCCGTCGGTTGTGTACCGCTGTTGACAGGAGAAACAGAAAACAGATCCGTCTGGGTACTGGGTGGCGGCGTCTGTGCTTTCGCATTCCGGGCCGGGGCATGGAATGTGGGTCGTGCACCGTTCAGCCATTGCTGTAGGAAGTCAGGTGGGATCGGGACTGGGCACCACGCAATGCCGTGCTTACTGCACCACTGCGCGTAGGTGGTTTTGCTTTGTTTGCTCAACGTCAAATGTGGACGTTGCAGTGCAACAAAGATGGGGAGGCCTGGGTTGTTGACGATCACCGCCAGGAACTTGGTTCGTTCCGCCGATGGCCACCAGCCCTTCACCTCGATGTAGACCGAACCCACCTTGAAGTCCGGGGTGTACTTCCGGTGCAGGACGTAAGGGAACTTTTCTGTTTCGTACAGAGGGGTGAGGCCCTGAGCAATCAGAGCCTCTTCCACCTGTGTCTCCAGGTTGGAGCGGTGTTGTTTGTCCTTCCTGGAGCGGAGCCGCTGGTTGTAGCGGTCAAGCATCAGCCTGCTGCCAGGGCCGCGGCGATGGGATCCTCTTCCTCACTGACCCAGCCACCCTCGATGGGCTGGAGTTCAAACTCCTGCTTCTTCATCTCAGCGATCTGGAAACCACGGAGCTGGAACTGAACGCCCTTGCTGCCGGGCATGTCGTAGACGAAGGGTTCGAAGATCACCTTGCCGGTGGTGCCACCGGGGACAACGTGAACGGTCTCGGTGACGATGCGACCGAGGCTGTCGTAGAGGGAGGGGCGAGGGTTGGTCTTGGTCTCACCGCCACGGGTTTGATAGCGGGCGTTGCGCTTGAAGGTGAACAGGAGGTTGTCAGGATCGTCCTCCTTGGAGCCGTCTTCCAGTTTCTTCTGGCTCATGCGGTAAGGCATGTGCAGCTTGTCGTTGGAAGTAGGGAAGCGGGTATCAAGTGCACGCTTTTCAGCCAGAGCTGACTCGATGATTTTGAGGAGGGACTCAGCGTCAGAGAGGGGGATAACGACACCGATGTTCCATTCGATCCTGCCGCTGTTGGGGTTTTCGCGGGGATCAACGATGTTGCCAAAGACGATGGTGCCCAGAGGAGAGACGTGATTAGCCAAGAGAAGAACAGGTAGGGGACTGTGGGCGGCGGGTCTTACATGGCGCAGAGTCAACTCCCTCTGACCAATGCCCGCTGCTTAGATGATACGACGTTGTTGAATGCTGTCAACAAAACAGGAAAGGATTTTCACCAACCTTGCTGCGGTCAAGGGTCCCAACAATGGGAGGTGCTGGAACCTCCCTGCCAAGCACCACTTCAACCATGCCCTGGTGTCTGGTCAGGTGATCAACGGAATAGAACCGATGCCACTGATCATTCAGTTCTGACTGCAGCGTGCCGACGTGTTCCAGTGTGGTGCCGAAGCAGTCATGGACTGTGGCAATGGGGTGGTCATAGCTGCCCCAGTGGGACACGAATCGCTGCAGGAATGCAGCATCCATGGAGTGGATGAAGTCAGGCACCAGCTTGCGAGCGGTACGCCTGCGGCTTACGGGGCAGCCTGTTGCATCACGCACACCAACAGTGATTGTGCGGCGACCCAATGCAAGTTCAATTTGATCCTGTTTGGTATCAGATTGATAGCACTCAACTGCCATGCCATTGGGCGTGAACCAGTACGGCCTGAGCCCTGCATCAATCTGCATGTTGCTCAGCCTGGTTAACCACCGAGATAGATCACGGACATGGGGCAGCGCCTCGACCACCACCTGATGCGTGATGGTGGCGAGCACCAGGGACAGGTCAACAATTCGCAGGCCCTCATCCGTGAGGAAGTCCTGCACCTCATCCCGTAGATAGAGCTTGATGGTGTCAGCCAGGCTGAGGTAGCTACGGCCATAGATGATCGGCATCAACACCTTCTTCCATAGGGACCGAGGGATGACGTGCTTGTTCCACCAGAGCACCGCTTTCCTGCGGCGTTCAGGCATCTCTGTGCCGTATTCCGCTGTCCACTTCAGGCGTGAGACAACGAGCTTCCCTAGGCCCAGGTAGAGGTCAGCTGCAGCGGTGCCCGTGATGTTGGTGTACTGAGCCAGCTCACGGTCACCGGTGAGGCAGGCAACGTGGCCCCATCCCGAGCAGGTCTGATCCAACCAGTGGATGGTGCCGCTGCAGTAGCCAGGGTCTTGGAGGTAGTTGAACCAGTCACGACAGAGCTGGATGAAACGCCATGGCTCCTTGACATCTGACCAGTAGGGCAGGGAACCGAGGGGATCAGAACCAGCACGAGCAATGACCGTGCTCATGTTGTCCAGGTAGCGGGTGCGCTCCTCTGGCACCGGGGCCAGGCCCAGGGCACCACCAAGACTCCAGGCGAACTGAGCCTCGTGACCCTTGATGGGGCTGCGCTCGTTGAACTGCATCAACGACCGCTGGTAGTCAGCTCCTTGGATGTTGAGCTGTGCACCACGGGCGTAGGCACGGCCACGGTGGTCCATGTGGTGGACGAAGAACAGCTGTCTGGCATCACCCAACCTGCGGTTGGCAATCAACGTGTTGACCACCCGACTGCGCTCACCATCACGACGGCGATCGGACTTCCACTTCCACACCGCCTTCCAGTAGGCGCTGGGTCCTAGCCCCTGGGCCTTGAACAGATCGTCGTCGGGCTCCTCACAGCGCAGCCTGGGTGGCACGGAGCCAACACCATGGCCGAGGTTCCAGCAGGCTTCGAGTAGTGCGATCTGCACCTGATCCACCTGATAGGGCTGCTCCTGTAACAGGTTCAGGGCGCTGAGAACGCAGGGTTTCATGCGCTTGCTGACCTCAGGCCACCGCTCCCAGTCCACCGATGACACCTGCGTGGCGATGCTGAGGTAGCCACCACCGGTGTGGCCCTCCCATGACTTGGGTGGGACCAGCATCGGCATGTAGAGGGGGCGGAACATGGTGACCGCATCCTTCCAACGGTCCAGGAACTGCCAGTAGTTGGTGGTGTAGCGGACCCAGCGGTGACGCCTGCGGTTGGTGGTCTTCATGAACACCTCGATCATCTGGGTGCTCTCAGCGATGCACTCGATGAAGAAGGCACCGAGGGCAGCGCGTTCAACGTGTTGGAGGGGGTGGTACTTGGCGGCCTTACGAAAGCCCTTGTCGATGAGGCGCTTGCGTACCAGCCCCATGTTGAGGTCGTTGTTGGTGGCGAGCTTGAGGCCCTCCAGGTGCATGGATTTGCCCCATGAGGGGTGCTGTATCCAGAGCACGTACTCAGCCCGCTTGCCGATCGTGGTGCAGAGCTGAGTGAAGGGCCGCTCATCATTGAGGTTACCGATCACATAAGCCAGCGTTTCAAGAGCAACATGAATAACTGACTTCTTGTCAGTCATCAATGCCCAGATGTGCTGTTGTCGCCCCGGTGTGGTGTGAGATTTGTCATAAATCTCCAGCACCTTTTCCAAATAGATAGTGGCTAACCGTTGAACGATCGTGCCACTAGCACCCTTCTCCCATTTGGTTGAAAGAATCCGGTCTGACCCTGTACTTCGGCTCCAGTTTTCGAGTTGGAGCTGCTGTTCAAGGGGTTCCTTGACGGCGTTCAACTGTTGATCGGTCATTCTCAGGGATCTCAGTGAGGATCCCTCTGGTGGCCTAGGTAGTTGCCTGGTGTCAATCTTGCATCGGATTATGAGTCCGCTGCATTCACCAGATTGCTAGACCCCCAGAGGGTTTTGGGCCGGTTTGCGTGCACCATTGGTGCATATGGTGCACCACTGTCGCACCAATGAGACAGCGTTCAACAGTTTGCCAATGCAGCCAGATTGATACCAGCTGCATGGATGTAACGCTGTGTCACTGACAACGAAGCATGACCAGCCCATTTCTGGATAGCTGGTGCTGAGTGGCCTTGTTCAGCTAGCTCCGTGACGCGGGTGTGGCGCAGCGTATGGATCACCCACTCACGGCGCACGGAGTCACCGAGCCCCAGGGCGTCACACGCAACGTGTTTGGCGTCGCTGTAGTGCGACAGATAGGTCCAATAGGACGTTGGGAAAACCCTGGTGGTGCCACGGGCTTTCATCTGTTTCACCACCCCATACGCCTGATCTGTCAGGGGCAGACGCCGTGGCATCGCTCCTTTGGTTTTGACGAACTGGACCTGACTCTTTTTCAGGTCAATTCGATCCCAGGTCAGATCCAGCGCCTCACCAACGCGACAACCCATCTCACGCAGGAACAGAGTGAGTGCCAATGAGAGGCGTTGTTCCTTGCGCTCCAGGGCGT